GGAGGCACCTGCGGATAGATTCCGCGAGCCACGACGCGACCCTTGAGGAACTCATCGCGGCCGCCTACGAGGAGGCGGAGATGATCACGGGGCGCGCCATCTGCGAGCAGACCCTCGAATTCTGCCTGGACAGGTGGCCCACCGCGACGGTGCTTGAACTGCCGCGCCCGCCCCTCCGGTATGTCTCGGGGGTCTCCTACGTGGACACGGCAGGCGCGTCACTCGACATCCCGCTGACCGACTACCACGTGGACACGAGGTCCGAGCCGGGGAGGATAGTCCTCGCGGACCAGAAGACGTGGCCCACCGTGACGCTAAGGACCAGCGTGCCTATTACGATCATCTATACGGCGGGATGGGCGGAAGTGGAAGACATCCCGCAGAGCATAGTCCTCGCCATGGCCGCGATGGTGGGCCACTGGTTTGAGCATCCCGGCGAGCCGCACGAGGGGCTCCCGGCGGGCATAGCCAGCCTGCTCTCGGACCGCTTCAGGAGATACGTCTGATGCCGGCGCGGACCGACCGCAGCTGGGCGGGCGCGATGAGGCCCGGCGAACTCCGCCACTACATCGCCATTGAGGAACCGACCGAGGCGGTCTCCGCAGGCGGGGACGTGACGCAGACGTGGGCGGTCTTCGCGCAGGTCCACGCCAGGATTGAGACCATCGGGGGCGGCGAGGCGTGGGCGGCGAGGCAGGTCTACCCGACCGCTACTACCTTGATGGGCATCCGCTACCTCGAAGGTCTGACGAACAGGATGAGGGTGTCCTTCGGCGGTAGGCTCTTCGACATCAACGCAATCGATCCCGACGCCGCCGAGGGTGAGCGGTGGATGGTCCTGACCTGCACGGAGAACCCGCAATGATGAAAATCTCTGTTCAAATCGGCGGCCTATCGGAGTGCCTGGCAAGATTCAGGGAACTGGAAGGCAAGCTGTCGGGGGAGGTCCTAACGCAAGCAGCCGAGGAAGGCATCGCACCGATAGCCGGCGAGGCGCTCCGGCGCTGCCCAATAAGGACGGGCAGGCTGCGGGGGAGCATCCGTGTGAGGCGAGGAAGAAGGGAGGTTTTCAGGGGCAGGGCCAATGTTGGCCCCCGGGGAGTTTTCTACGCCGGGTTTGTGGAGTTCGGGACCAAGAAGAGGGGACCCCGCCCATTCATGCGCCCGGCCCTCGATGCCCGTGCGCGCGAGGCCGTCATCCGCGTCGCGGACAGTCTCCGCAGGATCATCAGATGAGCGGGCTTGCCGAGGGGTTGAAGACCCATCTGCTGGCGAGTGCCGCCGTTTCCGCGCTCGTTGCCGACCGCATCTATTTCGGCAATCTGCCGCAACGGCCCACCTATCCCGCCGTCACCGTCAACTTCCTGCCAGGGATATCGGTCAATAGCAATGACGGATATTCCGGGCTGGACCGCATGCGCGTGCAGGTCGATGCCTGGTCGAGCGGAAGCGAGCAGGCGCGAATCCTTGCCGCCGCCCTGAAAGTGGCACTGGCATCGTTCTCCGGAGTGACCCTGGAGGACCCCGGCGCCCCTATCTATGACGAGGAAGCCAAGACCTGGCACGTCCCGGTGGACATCCGCGTCTGGGACGGCGCCTAGACACAGGAGGAGAGAGGAATGGCCACGATAGCCATAACCGTCCAGGTTCTCAAGGGCAACTACACCATACCCACGGCCAACCAGCTGGACCTGACCTTCACCGCCGCCGACGTCGCTCTCGGCAACCATTACGCCGCGACCGGGAAGGAGTTCGTCATCGTGCAGAATTCCGATCCGACCAACGCCTACACCTTCACGCTGACCTCGCAGCCCGATACCTACGGCAGGACCGGCGACGTCACGGCCTACTCGCTGGCTGCGGGCGAGATCGGCATGTATGGCCCCATCCCCATCGACGGCTGGCGAAACGCGGCGGGGCAGGTGCTCATCAGCGGCTCAAACGCGGCCATCAAGTTCGCTATCGTCAGGTCTGCGTAACAAGCCCTTTTTTCTACATTTCTGGGACTCCTTTCTGACCGCCTCCGGGCGGTCTTTTCATTTCTTAGAGGGAGGCAGCCACCATGTCCGAGGCCACGTCGGGAATCGGGACTCAGTTCAAGATAGGGGACGGGGCCACCCCCGAGACCTTTACCACGGTCGCGGAGGTGAAGAGCATCGAAGGCCCCGAACTTTCCCTTGACCTCATGGACGTTACGAACATGGACAGCCCGAGTTATTACCGGGAAGTCCTGCCGGGTTTCAAGAACGCCGGCGAGGTGACGCTGGAACTCAACTTCCTGCCCGCCCACTCGACGCATAACGCCGTCACCGGCCTGCTCAGCAAGTTCGAGGGGCGGACCCTGCGCAACTACAAGATCGTCTTCCCTAATATAGGGAACACGACCTGGTCATTCGCTGGCTACGTGACGAAATTCTCGCCCACCGCCAACTTCGACGAGCCTCTCAACGCAGCCGTGACTATCACCGTAACCGGCGCGCCGACGCTCGCCTAGAACAACAAAAAAGGAGTGGACTAATATATGGAGATTCTCGGTCGGGATGCCATCCTTGGCGCCTCAGATATCAATTACGAGACCGTGGAGGTCCCGGAATGGGGCGGGCGGGTGCGCGTGAAGAGCCTCACGGGCAAGGAGAGGGACACATTCGAGGCGGGTATCGTCTCCGCGGACGGCAAGAGGGCGGAGCTGGTCAACGTGAGGGCCAAGCTGGTCGCCTTGACTGTCGTGGATGAGGAAGGCAGGCGCCTCTTCTCGGAGGGTGACGTCGAAGCCCTCGGCAGCAAGTCGGCGGCGGCGCTGGACCGGGTGTTCACCGCCGCGCAGAAGCTCTCCGCGCTGGGTCAGGCCGCGCTGGTGGCGGCCCAGGAGGCCATCGAAGCAAACCCTCCCGAAGGTTCCAGTTCCGCCTAGCCCTCGCGCTCGGCATGCCGGTCAGCGAAATGCTGGAGCGCATGTCGAGCCGTGAGCTGACGGACTGGCAGGGGTATTATCAGAGCGACCCCTGGGGGGAGCAACGGGCGGACTGGCGGGCCGGGATGATATGCGCAGTTATCGCCAACAGCTTCCGTGACCCGAAGAAGGGGAAGACGTTCAAGCCCGAGGATTTTATGCCGAGGATCGGCAAGAAGAAGGGAGGGCAGACGACGGAGGACCAGCTCGGGATGGTCCGCCACCTCCACGCCTTGTTCAACTCAGCTGAGAAACCCGGACCCAAACGCTCATAAAGGGAAATAGGACAGATGGCTACTATCGGCACCCTTGTCGTCAATCTCGTCGCCAATGCGCGGGCGTTCCATGCCGGACTCGGCATGGCGGAAGCGCAGCTGAAGAGGTTCGGCGGCGAGATGGGTCGGCTCGGTAGCACGCTGTCCCGCAACCTCAGCCTACCGCTCGCCCTCGCCGGGGGGGCGGCATTCAAGGCCGCAGTCAATTTCGAGTCGGCCTTCGCGGGCGTCCGCAAGACTGTCGACGCCACCGAGACGCAGTTCGCACAACTCTCTGCGGGCATCCGCAGGATGTCCACTGAAATCCCCGCTTCCACCACTGAAATCTCCCGCGTCGCTGAAGCCGCTGGGCAGCTGGGCGTCAAGACTGAAAGCATCCTGTCGTTCACGAGGGTGATGATAGACCTCGGCGTGGCGACGAACATGACCTCCGACCAGGCGGCGGACGCGCTGGCCCGGTTCGCGAACATCATGCAGATGCCGCAGGACCAATTCTCGAGACTCGGTTCCACCGTGGTCGATCTCGGGAATAAACTGGCCGCCACCGAAGCCGAGATTGTTGCAATGGGCATGAGGCTGGCGGGCGCTGGCAAGACCGTCGGCATGAGCGAGGCCCAGATAATGGGGCTGGCGGGCGCCCTGGCATCCGTGGGTGTTGAGGCTGAACTCGGCGGTTCGGCCTTCTCCAGGGTTATGGTCAGCATGGCCCAGTCCGTGGAGAGCGGCGGGAGCAAACTTGCCACCTTCGCACAGGTCGCAGGCATGAGTTCGGCGGAGTTCAGGGCCTCATGGGAACGGGATGCCGCAGGAACCCTGGTCAGATTCATCGAGGGGCTGGGGGGCATCCAGAGGGCCGGGGGCCCAGTCTTCGGCGTCCTCAAGGAGCTGGGACTGAACAACGTCCGCGTCAGCGATTCCCTCCTCCGCGCCGCAAGCGCAGGCGATCTCTTCCGCTATTCCCTCCAGATCGGTTCGCAGGCGTGGCAACAGAATAGCGCGCTCAGCGAGGAGGCAAACCGCCGGTATGCAACGATGGCGGCCCGCATGACGATCCTGTGGAACCAGATCGTCAACTTCGCCATCACGCTGGGCGGCTCGCTCGCCCCCGCGCTCATGTCAATCCTCTCGGCTCTCACCCCGGTTGTGAACGGCCTCGGGATGGCGGCGCAGGCATTCGCGATGCTCAATCCAACCATCCAGGCGGCGGTGGTCTATTTCGGCCTCTTCGTCATCGCCCTCGGGCCGCTGCTCTCCGTTGTAGGGTCCGTATCCATGGCCCTGTCGGCCCTGACCGTAGTGAGCGGGTATGTCATAGCGGGCCTTGTCGCGGTGGCACCTATGCTGGGGGCTATCGTGGTGGCCGCCTGGCCGGTCGTCGCGGTGGCCGCGGCAGTAGCGGCTGGCATCTACGTTTGGCAGCAGTGGGGCGATACCATCAGTAACGCGGCCACTGCCGCCCTAGCGGGACTAAGCGGGGCCGCTACAGATATCTACGACACCCTCGCGACCATGTTCTCCCCGCTTATGGCAGGTATCGCCGTCTGGCGGCGATGGGGGGGCGCCGTGAAGGCGGCGCTTTCCGACGCGACATCGGCCGTTGGCCGGGCTGCGTCGGGTATCGGCGAGAGGCTCCAGCAACTCGCCTCCAACGCCGCCTCAGCTGTGCAGAAGCTGGTCGCCGCCGCGAAGCAGTGGCTCGTCAACAAGCTGACCGCCGTCATCAAGGCGATGCGGGCGCCGATAGACAAGGCCATCGCCTACTTCCGGGACCTTTACAACAAGATTGTCGGGCACTCATACGTTCCAGAGATGGTAGACGACATCGGGTCGTCCATGAGGAGACTTGAGGGCGACGCGATGGTTTCGCCCGTCAACAAGGCGTGCGACCAGGTCGACGAGCGGATGCGCGAGACGAAGGACAAGGCCCGCGAATTCGCCGACGCCTTCACGGGGGCATTCCACACCTTCGGCGTGGCGGTCCTATCCGGCGAGAAGAGCATGGGCGAGGCGATGAAGGACTTCAAGAAGGACCTCGGCCGCGCCGTGGCGGACGTTGCGCTCAAGCCCATGACCGACGCCCTCAATTCGGCGATCCAGCAGCTCTACATGGTCCCCTTCGGGGCGGGGAACCTCGGCATGGCGATGGCCATGGGGGGGCTGGGCTGGATGGCGGGCGGGCAGATCGCCCGCGAGACGGGCGGCAACGAGTTCACGGGCGGACTCGGCGGCGTCGCGGGCGGCGTCCTCGGGACCGCGATAGGAGGCCCGATAGGCGGGCTCCTCGGCGTCTTCGCCGGCTCGTTCATTGGCGGGATGTTCGGGGAGAGCACGAAGGACAAGGAGAAGAAGGCCGCGGAGGCGCAGCGGATAGCCGGTCTACGGAAGGAGGCGGAGCAGTCGGCGAAGGCCGTGCGTGACCAGGTCAAGGCGCTCAGCAGGACCATGAAGCTGTTCAGCCTGCCGTTCACCACCACCACGGGACCGCTCGGGCAACCTGGCGCAATGAGCGCGTTCGGCGAAACGATAAGGCTGCGCTACACCGAATTCGGAAAGATAAATGAAAGTTCGGAGAACACCCTCAAGGACTTCGTCCAAAGAACTCAGGAGATCGCCGCCAACCTCCGCCGGACCATGATCAGCATCATAGGCGGCGGCCTTGACGAGGCGTTCAAACTCGGCGTCGCGGGCGGCGGCATCCAAGCCTTCTCCAAGAACCTCAAACAGAGCATCTTCGACGCCATCCGAGAGGGACTGGCCGAGGCGTTCCTCAACACCAGCTTCCTCAAGGCCAGACTCGCCCCGATCATGGACCTCATGGCGAGGACTTTCACGCCCGAGGCGGTATGGAACTCCAACATGAGGAAGGCCATCGAGCGCATGGGGACCATGGCCAAGAATCTCGCCGAGGACCCGACCATCCTCAATGCGGTCAGGGGGATCACGCAGGTCCAGGAGCAGATAAGCGCGGCGCTCGGGCTCGGGACGGCGGCGGGGACGCCCGGGACTGGGAAACCGACCGTCATCGGATATCAGTATGGAGGTGTGCTGCCCGAACCGGTGATCGGCGTGGGTCCGAGCGGCACGATCTACCGCATGCACGAAGGCGAGACCGTCTCGCCGAATGGCGGCGGCAGGGAGATCAACATCAACCTGAACATGGAGGGCGCGGTCATCTCGGACGACGCCACCATAGGTAGGTTCGCACGGAAGATAGGCCGCGTCATGCGCGAGCAGGTGGGGGCCGTGAACTGATGGACAAATGCCGATTCATGCACCAGAACCTGGCCACCCCCGCCATGATCACCGTGAGCAGCGAAAAGATCGGGACCATCGGCGCGGCGGTGAAATTCGGGACGGGCAGCGGCACCGTCGAGCCGTCGGGCTCCTACGTCGGCGAGGGGGACCTCCTCTACACCCTGGAGATAGATTCGGTCGCCATGGGCGCGGAGGTGGGGCAGGCGACATTCAGGTGGCGGGACGGGAGCACGAGCACGTGGGACGGGTCCGGAATCCTCACCGCCACGACGCCGGTCACGTTGAACAACGGCATAAGTGCCCGTTTCGTGAGCGGGACGGGCGCGGATTTTGTCAGGGGGGACCAGTGGCGCTTCCTGGCGCTGAAACGCCACGGTCGCGCCAAACTCGTGGATTTCGACCGCAACACCGAATTCAGGACGGCCCAGATCGATTCACCCTCCTGGATGAAGATCGGGTTGCCGACCCCGCAGAGAGTGCGCTGCCTCATACTGGGTGACCACAACCTGACGTCGGGGGCGACCATTACGCTCCAGGCGAACTCCTCCGACGAATGGGATACCCCCGCGTATTCGGCCACGATCACCTGGGCGGAAGACACCCTCTGCGTGTTTATGGACCAGACCTTCCAATGGTGGAGACTGGTCGCGGTGGATGCGGGCAACCCGGACAGCTACATCCGGGCGAGCGAACTGTTCTTCGGCGACTACCTGGAATTCAACTGGCTTTCCCCCGTGATGCCTGCCGCCAAGATCAGCGAATGGTTCGAACTATCCTCCATAAGCGACGTGGGCGTCGAGAGGGTCCAGGCGCTCAACGTCAGGCGCCAATGGCCTCTCCGCCTCGTCTTCCACAATTCCGCCGAGGTCACGCAGCTCGCTTCCCTGTTCAGGGCGCTGCGCGACTACCAGGGCCAGAGGACGTATCCCTGCTGGTTCACCCCGCGGGCGTCGGTGCCCGCCGAGACATACCTCGTATACCCCGGGGCATCGTTCACCGAGAAGATTTGGACCGGCGACAACCGGGAGGAGACCATCGAATGCAGGGAGGCGGTTAGGGCATGTATAGCGTGACACGGGCCTTCCACGAGAAGCAGGAGACGCGGGACTCGCGCCCCCTGCTCCTGCTGTTCTTCGTCAACAAGCACGGGACGCGCCTTTGGTCGGACATCACGCCCGGCGAGGAGATGTCGGGCAGCCGCGAAATACATCTCGCGGACGGCTCGTGGCTCGCGGACGGCACCGTCTACGCCGGGCTCGGCTCCGCCGCGCTCCTGGCGGCCGAGTCGCGGGTCCTGGACTTCGGCGACCTGCGCGAGAGCCTGCTCCCGCTGGAGGAGAGTCTCCAGGCCAGCTCGGGTATGGCCGAACGGGCGCAATACAAGGTCGTCCTCGACAACTCGGATAGCGAGATAGCGCGCATCGCGGCCGTCGAGAACGTGCTCGACGCATACGGCGAACTGAGGATCGGGTGGCCGGGGTTGTGGGGCGGGGACTTCATGACCCGGTTCCGGGGCAAGTGCCTCTCATACAAGTTCGGCAGGACCAGCGCCACTCTCGATTTCCAGGCGGTGTGACCGATGGCGACAATCTACTACATCGATTCCGTGGGCGGCAGCAACTCCAACAGCGGACTCTCCAAGACGCTGGCCTGGGCGAGCATCCCCGGCAACGGGACAACCAAATCCCTGCAACCCGGCGACAGGATGATGGTGAAGAGAGGGTCGTCCTGGGGCGGCCTCGTCATCGGGGGTTCATCCTCCTACCCTTCGGCCCCCCGGGACAACCCGATAACCGTGCAGGTTGACACGACATGGGGCAGCGGTCCGGTCTCCATCAACGGCCCGCTGACCGTGCAGGGCCAGGGGATCAGGCTGGACGGGGTCCAGGGGGACCTCGGCCCGAGCAACCAACCCATCGACTACATCCTCACCGTCTCGGGGCAGACGAGGTTCACCGGCTCGAACCATGACATAGGACGCATCCTGGTCAGCCAGGGGGGCGGAAGTTTCTCCCCGACCGTCTACAGCATGCAGAACAGCGCCGTCCGCTACGTCTTCAAGGACGGCTACCACAACACCGATTACGGCTGGCAGATTTCCGACGAGAACGGTGGCAACTGGCAGGTAGTCGATGTCGAATTGGACCACTGCTACTCCTTCCGGATCGGCGGGGCGGGAGCCAAACAGTCGGGCGGGGCCAACTGGGGGATAGGGTTCCAGGGGCTCAACGGCATCGGCCCCGTCCACCTGAACCACTGCGTGGCCGCCTACACGGCGGGCCGGTGCTACGACTTCGGCGGCTACGACGGGGCACCCGGGACCTTCATCCACAACCACTGCGTGGCGCGCAACAGCAACTCCTCCGGTTTCGGGGCGAACGGCGAGGACGGCTACGGGATCAACTCGAAATTTATCTACAACTACTGCCTGGCGCGGGACAATACCGACGCCGGATGGAAGGTCTACGAGGCCAACGCCGACGTGCGCCTGAACAACTCCGCGGCGATCCGCAACGGCGTGGGGACCAGCGGTTTCGGCGGCGAGGTCGACACGGCCATATCGGGCGGCATCGGGTTCTACGGCGGCAGTTCGGACGGTCCGGGGTGGGATTTCCCCACCCGGTTCTCCTTCCGGAACTGCATCTTCCACGGGAACGAATGTGACCTCCACGTGCCGGTCATCTGGTCGACCACCGGCGGGTGCAAGGGGGACGGGACGAACGAGGAGCGGTATTGCACGCAGCTGGAAGGTTCGCAGCATGTCCCATACATGTATCTTGATTCCGATTACAACGCATTCTGGGGGTCAGCCTACCTCGCCCGGATACCGGGGGTCGCCGATGGCGGCGACTACAAACTGACCTACACCGACGCCCAACTGCGCAACCCGGCGGGGCGGTGGGCGGCTCGTTCGCTGCTCCACATGGGACTCGCATGCGACCTCCATTCCCAGTGCCCCGCGACGCCCGGCTTCAACCCCAATCTTGCCGACATCGCCAACGACGATTTCCATATCCTCCCCGGATCGTCGCTCATAGACGCCGGGACGAAGGATGCGGTGTGGGCCTAGACAGGAGCCTCTGAGGCAATATGGCTACTTACTACGTCGACGGTATCGCCGGTGCCAATAGCAACAACGGCCTGACCAAGGGGACCGCCTGGTCGAGCCCGCCCGGACTGGGGCACACCAAGACCGTCTCGCCCGGATCGGTCATCTACATAAGGCGCGGCTCCGCATGGAGCGGCATCCTCAACATCAACTCGACATTCGGATACCAGGGCGGCGCCACCCGCCTCAACCCCATTACGATCATGGTGGACGAGACGTGGGGCAGTGGGGCCGTGGCCCTCACCGGCGGCATCTGGGTGAACCAGCAGGGCATCAAGCTCGACGGGGCGGCGGGCGACATAGACGACCCCATAAACGGCAGCCAGGCATCCGGCTACCTCTGGTTGATTAACACCTCCGTCGGCGGCGGTGCCCCAATCGACACCCCACTCCTCGTCCAGAA